TCATTTTGATTCCTCCACGCCACAAGGTTTCCATGTTTTGCCGCCGTCTATTGAATGATCTGCAAACTTCAACAGGTAACTCGTGCTTGTATCTCCATCCCAAATTCCAATTTTGATGTTACCATCACGCAGGCTAACACCGATAATCATCGTTGAAACCATATCGTTTGAAGCCTCTTCTCGATACCGAATTAATGATCCAACAGGAACTTCATCAAACTTCCATGGACGAATCGTAGATTCTGGAATAACGCAGTAGTCCTTCTGCTCCCAGTTCCATGTCGGGACATACAGGATTCCCAACAGAGGCTCTGTAGACCTCCTAGGGCGAGTCCCAATCTTCTTGCCGTTTGCATATGCAATCATCACGTTTGCAGCTTCCAAAACTTCTTCTTTGGTCATTTGTTCTCCTTTGCTTTGGCCCACATATCAGCGGTTTGTTGAGTAGCGTAAGGTTCCATCATGTCTCCCGCTGCAATTAGCATTTTGATTCTGTCGTTTGCTTGGTTCAGTTCGTTCTTAAGTTTTACAACAACATGATGCGTGTGCTTTATGTTCACTTCGTTTTCCAATTCAATGATTCGCTTTTGGGCTTCAATCAATTCGTCGCTCATTTCGCCTCCTGTCTCTTTAGATATTCTGCAATTGCTTCATCTGCCAGTCCCTGAGTTCTATATCCATTTTTGATTGCGTATGCCTTTAACTCAGCATGCACATCTGGTGACACTAAAACGTGTTTAACAAGATCACGGTTTCGTTTGGGTTTGTTTGTTCCTTTTATTCCTATTCCAATAGCTGATTTCATATTTCTTCAATTTCTTCGCTGCACGATATATTTCACCGGCTTGGCTTCTGCTCATCTGGTACACCCCGGTACCATCGTTGATCAATCGCTTGGCCTGCTGGCTCATCGACCGCCTCCGGTTGCGTAGTGGAGAACCAGCAGGGCGTCGCAGTTCTTCAACGTCACGTCGAGGTGCGGGTATAGTTCCTGGGCTTTGCTCTTGAGCTTGCGCTTCCATTCCGCGGAGTTGGCGCAGGATCGTTTGCCACCGAGTCCAAGAGGATCCTGCCAGATCTTGGGTTCCACGCGGTGTAGGGCGTAGCCAAGAGAGTAGGCCAGTCCTTGGATGATGCCGTAGTTCTCATGCAGGGTGGCGACCGAAGCAGCAGGAGTCAGCTTTGACACGAACTTGGGCACCTTCTCAATCCAGAGATGGCTATCTGCTAATTTGAATCCGCTTAGTAGTTGCGCCATATCCGGTAAGGATTCGGGCATTGCGAACAGGAGGATCCCGTCCTTGGTATGGATTGCGAATCCGCCGTTCACGCCTGGGTCACAGGCTACGATTGTTTTGTTTGTCATTGGTTTGTTGTGATTTGATGGTGAGAGAGTGGCCTACATAGATCCCGGCGATCACGCAGAGAGGCAGGAGGATGGCCATGCCCATGATGGTCAGGGCGGTGTTCATGGGATCGTGCAGCCAAGTTCCTTGTAGCATTTGATTCGCTTGTTGGCGTGAGCCTGAGCGAGCGGGTGGAAGTTATCCTTGAAGTCGTGGATGAACGCTTGGTCCTTACCTGGTGACCGCCGCAGCGCACGGCTGGCCCGCTGGATGGTTTTCTGTGCGGATCGGCCTCCAGACACCATTACGAGCGTCTCGACGTTGGGGAGGTCAAGACCCTCATCGGCCAGCGAAGTGGCGATCATGGTCTTGATGTTTCCGGCCTTGAACTCCTCCATCGCCTCGCGCCGCGCCTTCTTGGCCATCTTGGAGTAGACCAGTACGGCGTCGCCGATCGCTTTGGCGTATTCCTCCCCGAGGGTTACCCTAGGAACAAGAACGAGCGTTGGAGAATGACCACCGCAGTTTGCGAACATGATCGCCGCGGCGTTGCGTTGCTTGTTGCCGACGATTCCGATCTCGGTGATCGCCTCCCAAGCGCACATGGCTCGGAGTTCCGGCTGGCTGATCCGCATGTACCGCTTGCGCTCGGTGAAGAGCTTCTCGATGTGGTCATCGATCTTCTGCTGGATCAGGAAGTCAGTGGCCGAACTCATGTACACGGTCGCGTGGGCCAGAACATTGCCCAGTTCCTCGCGCTTGATCTCGAACTGGTTGTTGCGGAAGAGCTTACGCAAGATCTCGTTGCGCTCGGAATCATTGGACCAAGGGGTGGCATCGAAACCGTAGCGTAGACCATTGCATGACTCGATGATCCTGCGCCACGAATCGGCAGGCGCATGCTTGGCCTCGTCCACGATGATCAGTTTCTTGCGTGAGAAATCCACCGACTCATGGGGGCAACGAACCTCGACGCGTGAGGTATCGACGCCCACAGCTTCGAGCGAAGCGATCGCCTGCTGACAAGTCTCGCGGGTAGGAGCGATCCATCCGAAGGTCCAATCTGGCCATTGGCAATAGTGCTTGATGATGGATGAGGCGATGACTGTCTTGCCGCATCCAGCAGGGGCGATGATGAGTCCATCGCCCTGATTGGCCCACTCGACTGCTCGTTGTTGGTAGGGACGAAGCAGAAAGGCTTGCGTCGGAACGATTTCGGGATGATTCTTGGTCTGCATAGCGTGTCGTTGCGCTCTGTATTGTTTGTTACGGACTCGTTGTCACCCCCCGGAGCTTGCACTCTCCGGGGGGCTTTCGTTTTCAGGGTTTAGATGTCATCGACATCCACCGGAACCTTCTTCATTCGTTTCACGCGGAGTGTAACCTGTTCGGCTCCTTGCTTGTCAGTGTACTTCTCCTCTTCGAGGACAACCACCAACTGGAGTCCAACGAACCCCTGAAGGAATCGGAAGAACGCCCCGCCGATGGAGAAGTCGAACTCATCGCCATCGCTGATGTTCGCCTCGGTGGCAGAGATGAGGGCCTGAAGCCGCCACATCATGGTATCCTTGAGGACGAAGCGGTCGCTGATGACCTCTCCGTTGCCACCCTTAAAGCGCAGGATGCAGACGGGGTTCCCGTTCTTATCGAGGTTGTCATCCTTGCAGGAGTTGACGGTGACGATGTATTCGCCGGGGCTGGCGAACGGCTTAACTTCGGCTTGTGAACGATCGACTGTGAATTTCATGGTGTTGTGTTGTGTTTGTTATTCGGACTGACGCATCGCCCATGTGGGCAACGAAAGGGTTTGAGTTGTGGATGGGTAGCCGGGCCAAGAGTTCAGTTCCTGGCACTCGATGAATGTCTTGAGTTGTTCATCGATGATTGAATGTCCGACATCAATGGCCAACTGATCAAGCTCGTAGCAGGCGACACCGTAGGGAGCTTCTTTCTCAACGGCGATGAACACGAACCGATTGATGCCGGTGATGCGTTGGTACCAAGCGGCTTGGACGTGGTAGCGGAACTGAGCGCATGACTTAGCGAACGCGCTTGGCGACGCATCCTGAGTGGTTTTGAGGTCGATGATGTAGTCCTTGCCGATGCCATCGATGCGGGCTTTGACCTCAATGCCTTTCCAGTCGGTGAAGTACGAGACCTCCGCTTTGATTCCATCCAGTAGGCCAGAAGCAGCAGGATGGGCGTGAACCGCGGCGGCGACACCGGTGATGCTGTCCCACTGGTCTTGGTTGAGCGGAGTGAATCCGTTGTCGATGACAAGCTGGTAGTCTTCCTTACCCTGCTTGGTACGGCGATCGCCGGTGAACAGCTTGTAGGTGATGATGAACCGCTCCGGTTCCAGGACAGCGCAGTGAGCGGCGGAACCGAACTCCAGCGCGGGGCTGGTCTCGTTCTTGGTCCTGCCATCCTGCCAAGCGCGGAAGTGAGCGGGGGACTTGCGGAACTGATCGAGACCGGACTTGGAGAGTGCCTTCGCAGCGTGGTAATCCGCGGCGGGCATGTCGTGCATGATATCAACCATTGGATACCTCCGTCTCGATGACCTCGGGGCTGACGATCACGGGCAGCTTGGAGAGGATCAGGTCTGGCTTAGCGATGTACTTAGAAGCGTAAGCATCCGAGAGATCGCGGAAGGTTTGGATATCCGAAATGCGACCAGCCTTGATGAGCAGGGCGTTGACCTCTTCCTCGCGGGACTCGAACAGGGCTTCGAGCTTGGCGGTTATGTCGAAGCTCTTGGTGGGAGCGGCGGCAACCTCGGCGATAGCAGGCTGGAAGTCCTCGGTCTCTTCCGGGGTGTAGATGCCGGCCACAACCTCAGGAACGAGCATGCGAACCGCTTTGCTGATGCACCGAGCGCGGAGCATTGCGGAGGGATCCTTGGCCCACCCAGAGCCCGCCTTGGCGGGAAGCAGGCCAGCGAGCTTTGCGTCCTCCGTGGTGAAGCTGATCTCGCAGGAGTTGCCATCGTAGGTCCAGAGGGCGACCGCGGCGCGGCTATCGAACTGCTTCCAGAGAACCTTGCCACCACGGGCACGGTATCCGGCGAGCATGGCATCGGAGCGCATGGAGAGAGCGCCACCGATGATGTGGTACTGGCGCTTGAAGTCGAACGGGGTCTTCTTCTCGACGGCGCACTGCCACGCGATGAGTTTACCTTGTTCGACCTTGGTGCATCCCAGCATGCCGCTGGAAGCGATCCACTCGCCCATCTTCTCGATGGCGGTTATGGGATCTTGGATCTTGCTGTACATCTCCGAGGATGAGTCGGAGGGCTGGGGGGTTGTCGTTGCGATTGCGTTCATGGGTTTTGTTGCCGTAGCATTTCTTCGATTACGTCGGAGCGGACACGGATCGTGCGCTTGGTGGCCTTCATGGCCGGTAGCTTACCTCCCCGGATCCAGCGACGAACGGTCTCGGGATGAGTCCCGAGAGCCGTTGCGATCTCTTTGATTGTCAGGAGTTTCACGCTCACGTCGTCGAAAGTAGAGACGTGCCGCAAAACGTGCAAGAGAATTCGTGCGAATTTTATTCGGACGGCTTCTCGGGAACTGTTCCGGTGTCAGCGTAAGCGTTCATGATGTCGATCGCAGCCTCTCGATTTGGAGCCCTGTTTACGCGGTCGATCAGGGCTTCTATCGACGCAGCGGCAGCGGCCTTGCTCTTCAGTCCTGTAGCTCCAACCGTGCGAGCCAAAACTTTGGAAGCGAGGGCTGTTCCGCCAATCGTCAGTGCCGTTCCAGCAATCGCAGCAAGAGCCGCACTCGGAGCGGCTTGGCCACCTGCAAGAACACTCGTACCAAGGAGCATTCCAGTGGCAAAAGGAGCCTGCACAGCAGCACTTGCACCTCTTTCAATCAACGCGCCACGGGTAGTTGCGCCGGCTTGACCTGCCAGATTTCTGCGTTGCTCGATCAATGCCATGGCCGGAAGCAGATCCTTTTCAATCCTGCTCATCAGATTTTGACCGAGGATATCCGTTAGTTCTTCTCTTTGAGAAGGGACGCCGAGCCGTTTCTTAATCTCATCGAGGTTGAACGATGCGGCACCTTGACTGACCCCTTGAGTCCTTCCAAACAGGAGATCTTCAATCGCGGATGCTCGGGTGTTGACCAGTGCGTTTGCCGCTTGCTTGCGGAGTTCTGGTGTGGCTCCAGAAACCACCTGGTCCTGAAGCACATTCATCACGGATCGAATATCCTTAGAGTCATCCAAAAGCCCAAGGATCCGCTCCGATACTTGGTATCCTGCCATCGTATCAGACTTAGCCAACTCACGAGCCTTTGCGGCCATGCTCGCTTGTTCTCCCATATCTCCGACAATGCGGTTCAGACGATCAACATCGTCTATAGAACCAAGTCCAAGAGCCTTAAGCTTGGAAGGATCTTCTGATCCAATCACTGAAAGCTTGGTTAGCAGGCCACGATAATCCACCTGACCGTTCTTTGTATTCTGATCGACCAACTGCTTGATGACATCAAAGTTTTCAAGCTGAGCAATATCTCCAAATCCAAGCTTCTTGATTGAGCCTGTAGATGTGCGCTCGATTCCATTAAGAATCCCAAGAAGCTTTGTATTGTCGATTTTTCCAGTCTTATCGAGTGCCTGAGTGGCAATGTACTGCTGCACCAAACCGTTGATCTCTGAGCGATCTGGAACGCCTTCAACCCCAATAGCTTTGAGGTTGTCCATCAGGTCGGTAATTCCTCGGTAGTCGATTGCGCTCGTGCCGTATTTTACAACCGAAGACCCGATTCTTTCGAGCATCTTTTCGGGAGTCGCTTTTACGCCCGCAAAAGCGGATTCAACCAACGGGTTTTCCCAAAGCTGACGAACCTGAGCGTATTTTTTGTTTGTATCGAGCAACTGCTGGGCAATCTCAGGTTGGAAAACCTGAGGAGCCTGCTCGTTGATCATCGTTGTGATATACTTGGCAAACTCCTTTGCCTTCGCCTGAGCTGGGGTTCCGTAAGCTTCTTTTGAATACGCCCAGTTCTCAATATTTCTGCGAACTTCTCGCAATTCTCCAAGCGAAAAGTCTGAAGTAACCGTTCTTGCAGCCATTCCGCCAGTTCCAGCGATTGGAACCTGTTCAGTCCTACGAATCCCACGCAAGATATCATCAAGCCCTGGCATTCCAGTCTTTGGAATGGACGCTTGAAGCTCTCTTGTTTTGTCGATCAACGATTTTCCGGTTTCTCCGACAGGAGCATTTGGGTTAAAGACCCGATCGGTAGCGGGAATCGACTTATACTGCTCAGCAAAGAAGTCGTCCGTAAGCTGCTTTAATCCGGGCGGGCGACCTTCTGCTGGCTGGGTGATCAGTTCCTGAATTTTGAAACCTTTTTGAGCAGTATCAGCAGCGCGTGGGACGCCAGCAGGGAACGCGGATTCAGTGGCTCGTCTTTCAGCCACCGAAATGCGAGGTGCAAGCTCTGCCGCAGCTTCTTTTTCTGTCCTAGTTCCAAGGCTTTGAACGAAATCGTTGTAAGCCTTTTCGGAATCAGCCATTTGAATGGCATTGGCCTCTCCATAAGCCTTCTGCTCCAAAGACATCAATTGAGAGCCGTATGCTTGAGCCTCAGCGGTGGCCTGCTTCAAAGCATTTGCGGCACTTGAGAAGTCTCCAGCGTTTCCGGATATCTCTCGGACCTTGTTCAAACCAAGAAGCGTCACAGCGTCTTGGTAGACACGCCTGACATCACCCGGAGTTCCAACCCCTTCAACGCCTCCAAGTCTGCGAGCCTCTTGCTCGATTTGTCGAAGCTGGTTTTCTTCAAGCTCTCTAAGCGTTCCAGAACTGATTTTGGATTGAGCGCGTTGAGCGAACGCAGCAAGACCTGGCAAAACATCCGTAAGTAATGGAGTGATTCCACCCTTTTGAATTGTTTCGGCTCTTCCTACTACTTTCTGAATCTCCTCACCAACCACTCCTGGAACTTGTCCTGCCAACTGAGGTACTCCTGAAAATCCAGCCGAAATTAAAACCTCGCGTAGTGTGGTTGGAGCATTCGTAACTGTTCCTTCGATTGCGCCTCCAGTAAGACCCGCTCCAGTCGCAAGACCAACATTCTTAGCAACATTTAACAGCCTGTTTGCTCCAGGAAGACGCTGAATGAATGGAGCTGAACCTCTGGCACCTGCACCAAGAATCTGTCTTCCGCTGTAGTCTTTCCCTCCAGTGATCTTGTCGATGGTTTCGGCTCCAAATTCGCCAATTATTGAAGAGCCTGCGCCGTAAGCAGCCTGAGCAAGTGGTCCAAGACCGCCAGTTGCGACTCCTGTAACAAGAGGAATGCCGACACGCATCGACATTTTAGCAGCAGACCTTTCTGCTTCTGGGCTAATTGGGCCACCACCACCACGCATTTCACGCTGAGCTTGAAGAACTCCGGCAGAAAAGTCCTCCTCTCCAGCGCGAGAAACCAACTGAAGCTTCTGTTGGCGAAGCTGATTCTCTTCAGCAACCAGTTCATCTAGTTGCGCCTGTTCTTCAGGTGTAAGGTTGGCCATATCTTGTTCGATTAAAAGTACCTCTCGTACATTCCCATTTTCTTCGCCTCAAGCTTGCGTTTCAAAGCCTGCTTTTCAGGAGAAAGCAACGACTGCTCAGCTTGCGGAGCTTGTTGGCCACGGCCAAACACGCCAAGGAGTTGAGCGATATCTTGGTTCGACTTGAACTCATCGAACCTGCGCTTCTTATCAGTGACCGATTTGATTGTTCCCTCAGGTACGCCTTTTCCTGCGTTTAGATAGAACGTGACAGGATCAGACTCGACAGTTCGATCAATGAACTGAAGTGCTCGGTTAAAGAAGTCTTTGTCGCTGGGTTTACCAAAGTTGATGTTGGAAGACTGTTCCTCTCGGGCGACAAGCGATTGTCCGAACAGCGTCTTACGCCTTCCAGCAACAAACCCTTCGTACTCCTGCACCAACGATCTGGCCAATTCTCTCTCGGCATCGTTTGCAAAGAACTTGGAACTTTGATTCCGAAGCTCATTTGAGATTGTTCCAAAATTGGATTCTTGGAACTTCTTGATGCTTCCAGGGGTCTTTGCAACCTCACCGAGTACGGTCACGAATCGATTGATTCCACGAAGCGAATCATCGTAGTCCTTGATTTCAGCCAACTGCTTATCCTCCAGAGGTTGGCCAAGTCCAACGGCTGACAGGAACTTTGAATTCTGCGTGTAAACAGGAGGAACGTAACGGGCAAGTTCGTTTAGACGAGCGACGTTTTCAGGTTTGGTTCGCTCATCAGGAGCAAGCTGTAGTATCGAAGAGAACTCCTTGGTTGCGGACGCAGCGAGTTCCTTGTTCTTGGCGTCAGCAGTTTGCTCAAGCTCCTTCTTTCCAAGAGCCATCATGGTTTTCGCCAAAACAGGGGCCACATTTCCGATGGTCTCAGTAGTATACCCCTTAAACGCCTTGAGATCTGGGTTTGAAGCATACATGTCAGTCAACGCATCAACGTCTGACTGCTGCCGCATCTGCATGGGAAGCTTGTATTGGGCGGCCTGAATCAGGCCGCGGAGTTGGCCGGCAGGCGCATTTGGAGGAATGTAAGTTCCAGGGGCCAATCCTTCCAACTGAGCGCGGAGAGCCGGGGTCTGACGTTTCTCTTCGAGCGCAACCTGAGCCTCCTTTTCACCAAGATCAGCTTTCGCAGCAAGCTGAGCAGCCTGAAAAAATGGACTAGTTCTGTCAGCAAGTAGGGCAACTCCCTGCGGCGTCTGGCCAGCAGCTTCATTGTAAGCAGAGATGCGTCCAGATTGCTGCAAAAGATCTCGCTTGATTTTCTGCTTCCGAAGATCATCAGCCATTTGAGCAATGGTTGCATTCGGATCAAGCTCTGCTCCTTGTTGAATAGCATTTACGAAAAGCTGGCGTTTGATAGCTCGCTCCTCATCCCGCTTTCCAAACTCCTCCTGTAGCAACGCCTGACGCGCCCGAGCGGCTTCCTGCGCCCTCTGGGTGCTTCCACTGATCTGGCCGGCCAATCCTCCAGTCAGGACGTTGAAGATATTGGAAGCGACACCGGGGCGGTATCTAGCTTGGGTCTCAATATCAGCAGGGTCGAAATATTTAGGTGTAGCCATAGATCAGTAGCCTCCAGCGAAAGTGTTCTTCTTGCGAATTGTTCCGGGTGCGACGGGCATCGGTGCCGCGCTTCGATCGGGGTTGAGTTCGCTTCCCATCGGTTCCTCGACGGGAGCGATGCCGTAGCCTTTCATCCGCTCCATCATGCGCCTCTGAAGCTCATCCTCCCGGATCTGCTGCATGGCCATGGCCCGCTGTTCGAGCTTGTCGTCCATGCCGGTGGCTTTGCCGTAGAGACCTCCGGTGAGAAGGTTCCCGAGCCGTTCCATGATGCTGGGATCGTACTTGGCGGCTTCGCGTACCAGTTCCGGGTTGGCGCGGAATGCCTCGACCTCGGCCATCTTTTGGCGTTCGAGTTCTTTGTCTCGGCCCGAGAGTTCGTTGTACAACCCTCCGGTTGCGAAGTTGGCGGCGTTCTGTAGGAAGTTCTCGAAAGCCATAGTGTTACTCCATCAACGATCTGCCTGCGCCCCTGCCGCGGAGAACCCGCATAGCCGCGGCGAGGATCTCATCGGGGTCGTAGTTGACATCCTGGAAGTAGCCGGGGGCAAGCCTTTCGACAGTCCTGCGAGGGGGAATCGGAACCTCGGTGGGCATGTTGAACGGACGGATGATTGATTGCCTGTTGGTGGCAGTCACCGGAACTCTTGCCGTTGAAGTCGGCAAAGTTGTCGCGGTCTGAAACGTGATCTGAGGCTTATCCAACGGGATTAACCCCGGAGTGATAGGCTTGCTCTCTATAGCGGGGCCGGCAACACCAGTGTCCTCTATGTAGTAAGGCTTCTCGCCTCCTTGGACGGGGTTTGTGACGACTCCGGTGAAAGTGTTGGTATCAACGTCTTCCGCCTTGGGAATACCGGTCTCAGGGAGAGGGTTTACCGGTGTGGGTTCTGATGGTCCCTGAAGATCCATCCGACCCTCTTTGATGTACCGGTCCCTGTTCTCATTGGTAATCAGGCTGATTCCAGAGTCCTCCCCCTCGCTGCTGTAGGTTGGTTGCTGAGATACAGGAGACGGGGTTGGCTGAAGGGTAGGCGTTGAAACCGGATTAGGAGCCGGCGTGAACGTCTGGATGTTGCTCAGGTCTACGGTAGGGCGATAGACCTCGGTCCATCGAGTTGGCCCACCAGTGTACGGAGTCGGCGCAGGAGTCGGCTCTGGTGTCGAATAGTAGCTCAGCGGATCGACAGGAGGTTGAGCGTATCCGGATGCAGTTACTGGCCCGAACTTTGGGGTCGGAGGGGTCGAGAGATCGACGGCTGGCCTATTGTATTCCCAGTCATCGATCTGCCAGTCCCAGCGATTCCCAGCGTTATCGACATATTCATCTCCAACTCGGAGTCCACCAGTACCAGGAATGGGCGCACCCCACGGCAGATACTCGCCGTTGGCAAGATACAACCTCTCAGACGCCTGATTCGGACTTGATGAATCCGTTCCAGATCCTGACGTATCTGTGCTGGTATCGTTTGCCATAGATCAAGCCTTAGGCACCAAGCTCTTGATTCGACCGATCATCCAGTTGGCCACCAGCTTCTTCGCCTTCGGCTTGTTCTTGAGCCACTTGGCGAACTTCTCGGCATTGCTGTCGTAGAAGCTCTTGAACCAAGCGGGACCGACGAGTTCCTTCCAGAAGAAGAACGCCTCCCACTGATCCGGGATACACTCGCGGGCGACGGAACACATTGCTGCACCGCCAAGCGCACCGATTGCTCCGGTGACACCCTTGGCAATGGCCAACGGGGAGTTCGCTTGCGAGGCTTGGAAAGCGTTCTGAGCATTCTGCAACGCGAAGCTCGAACCCATCTGCATGAGCTGTCCGGGTCCAGCCTGTTGCATACCCTGAAACAACTGCGGGGTAGCGAACGGCGAAGCCCCTTGCTGGAGACCACCGAGCTGAGCCGCCTGTGAGACGATCGGCTGGAGACCCAGAGCGGACTGGATGTTCGCAATGTTCTGCTGCTGTGCGCCCTGACGCTGTTGCTGCGAAGCCATCTGGCCAGCGAAGCTCTGCTGCATCGCGGTGTTCCGCTGGCCGGTGGCCGCGAGGATGTTCTGGAAGGCTTCCTGCGCCTGTCGATTGGCGACATCGCTGGTGGTCTGACCGCTCTGGAGTAGGCCAAGAGCCTGCTGCCGGCGTTGGACATCGGCGTTTCCGATCGCTTCGCTGACAGCGCGGGCTTCGCGGAATGCGGAGAGATTACCGAGGACGTTGCCGGAAGCGGTACCGCGGGCGCGAACAGCCTGCTCAGCGGCTCGGATCAAAGCGGGATCGAGCGTACCGGCCTGAGCGAGACCGGCACCAATCTGGCGTTCGAGATCGCTGCGGATCCTTGCGGCCTCACCGGTATCCTGGGGACCACCCGGCATGCCCACGCGCTCGTAGGAAGGCGCGGCAATGGTTTCCTCGGCGATGGGGCGACTTCCGATGTCCTTGAGAAACTGAGCGTAGAGTCCCGGCTCGGTGGCGGTGCCGTAACGTTCCGGATCAAGAGCTTGAAGCTCGGCTCGGCGTTGCTGGGCGAACTGGGTGCCGTACTTCTGAGCGGCTTCAAGCTCGCGCTGAGCTTGCACTGGAGCCAGATCAGCCAACGCTTGACCGATCGCTTTGGTCTGAGCGATGTCGGAAACGTCCTTGAAGTCAACCTCTCTAAACTGACCGGTCTCCTTGCCGTCTTTGTAGATAGGAACCCGAACCTTGGCACCTATGCGCGATGCCGCCTCGATCTCACGCTGGAGCGGGAAAGTCTCGATGGAGGCCATGACGGCCTCGCGGTTCGCCGCCGCTATATCTGGTGCTTTATAGGTGCCGCCCATAGGAAATCCTTCGGTTCATCAGTAGTTTGGAGTACCTGTCAAAATCGTACAAACGGGAAATGCCTTTGCGGAACCCACCGAGCTTGGTGACGTTCTTCGAGCATAGCCCCATCATGGCCAACCAGAGTGTCTGAACCGCATGAGGCTCAGCACCAATCGCTATTTCAATCCAAGCGATGTGACCATCTGGGAAGTTGTTGTTCAGATCCTCGGACTCCTCGATCGAGTTAAGGAATCGCACAGCCCCTACACCGACACACTTACCCTCCTCGTTCTTCACAATACCGATCAGCTTCTTGGCATTGAAGAGTCCGATCCAGTTGAGCAACTGATCATCGTTCCATGTGGAACAAGTAGGCCAATGCTGGCGCAGCAGTTGGGCCGCTTCGATGATGGTGGGATGTGCGGTCATTGCTGAGGACGCACAGAATCAACGAAGCCAGATAGGATAGTGGATTGAAGCGAAAGGCGACCGCCCGAGTTGGGGTTGGTCTGAACTCTGAACTGGATCGTGTTCCAGCGTCCCTTGCTGATGAGGTTGTACGCTTTGAGGAACTTCTGAGAGTTGGTGATCGTCAGGCTCGAATCAAGGTCCGTGAACGTCCCCGACATGTCGGTCGAGTAGGCGATCGCCGCGTCCGTATTGGAACTGGTGTACGGGTTGTCAAACGCGAACTGGACGCTGTACCCGATCTTGTCGGGGATTGGCTCGTTCAGGTTGTACGCCTTCGTGATCACGCTCGATTGGTAACGGGATCCGCCATCGAGGTACGCGGAGCTTGCGACAGGTGCGAGACGGGTGTTCGGGAGGAAGTCGTTGAACGACCAGACTTGGCCTGCTCCCTCTGAGATCGAGGTCATGTCGCCCGCGAACATGAGTACGGGTCCGAACGTCGAGAACGAGGTGGCAAAGAAGTCGTTCACCTGCCAGTTGTCCCAGTACCCGAGCCAAGAGCGGGCCAGTGAGTGATAGACGATGACCGCGTTGTTCCGGGGGAAAGCGGCTTCGAGTTCGAGCAAAGAATTGGATTCGAGGAGAACACCGAACTCGCTCTCCAGTCCGAGTCCGTTTGCTTCGTTGATAACGAACGGGACGGCCAAGAGATAACGGTTGTTCCAGAACACACCGTCGCAGAGGTCGAGCTTGGTCTTGTCGATCTTGCTGATCAGGTCGTTGATGGGGCTGGAGAGCGCGAGGCCGACGCTGGTCTGGGTGCCGGCTTGGATCTGCGCCATCGACCGGATGCCGTCGCGTGAGAGGAAGAATACGTCAGCACCGACCGCAGCGATGGAGCGGTGCGAGGAGCAGCCGATATTGCCGCTGATGAGTGATATGGTCCAATCAGCAGGATCCTGCGTAGGATCGGCATCCACGCTCCAAATTGAGCGTTCCTTGAAGACGAGCAGTTTGTATCCGAACCACGAGTAGAGACCCTTGATGGGATCGCCGTCGCCACCGACTCGGATGGAGCCAAGCGGATCCCAGGATTCGCCATCGAGGATATCCGAGAAGTAGAGGGTATCGGGCTGGATGGCAGTATCGCCTGAGACGGCCCAGAGCCGGTTGGTATGGGTGGTGAGGTAGAGCGGCTTGTTGGGCGGCGTGAGGGATACGAAAGCGACCGCGTGAGACTGGTTGGCCGGCGAGATGGAGACGGTGGGAGCGGTGATGTAACCGCTGCCGGGGTTCAGGATTACGATGGAAAGAACCGCTCCATCCCCACCAATTCTTGCTTCCGCGGTTGCGGTTACACCGCTTGGAGGAGCGGATATGGTGATCGTGGGAATCGAGCTGTGTCCGCTTCCCTGATTGATGACATCGATGCGGCTGATCTTTCCGGCGGCGATGGAGCTATTGAGATTCGCGCTGGAGACGTACTTCAGGGTTCCGAAGCCATCGGAATAGAACAGCTTGTCATTGAGCTGAGCGAAGTAGACGAAGGTGGCCCCGTTATTGAGCGTCGCGCCGCTGATCGCGTTGTACGAAACGCCGGGGGAACCGAAGTAGAGGTTCTTTGTGTTGGCGTTCCGATCGCTGACCGCGATTACCAGTCGTTCGGATGCTGCGGTATCGAAGTAAAATCCGGAATAGACCTCCGCATTTGTCGGAAGGTTACTGCCGTAGTTGGAGGTGGTCGTGTTCCAGGTGCTGAGGATTTCCTCCCAGTTTCTGGATTCGCTGTTACCGGTCAGCGATATGGATCCGAGACGAGTGACTAGGTTGCCGAAGTCATCGTAGTCCATGTTGATGGCCGACTCCATGCTCGTAGCAGGGATGGCATCGGGACGAGTAGCAGAGACGACACCGGTACTGAAGCCGGTGCTTCCATCCAACAGCATCTGATCATCAAGAGCATCTGAGGATTGGAATGGCATGGCGGATTACAGGATGTCTTGGAACGTATAATCGTACAAGCTATCTGGAATGATGCGGCTGATTTGCTGCTGCTGGCCGCGTTCCATGTCCTTCATGATGGAGACCTGAGCGGCTCCCTCTTGGAACTTGGCTTGGGCTTTCCCGTACTGCCGGGAGTATTCGAGGAGATCGCCTTCGGTGTAGGCCATCAGAGCGTTCTCAACACCGCGTAGCTCGAAGTTGCTGTCGTTGACGATCGCTTGGTTCTCTCCGAACTGCCGCATCTGGGACTGCTTCTTCCCGAGGATGAAGAGGTTGCCATCGGTGTTGGGCGTGGGAACGAGCTTGATGCGCGGGACGCCGGCTTCTCCGTAGGAAGCTCCGATGACTCGGGTCCAGTTGACGAAGTTGCCGGGGGTGGACTTGCGGCTATCGACGTTGTTCCAGGTGTTGGGATCGAGCTGGAAGAACGAGACCCATTCCGCGGCGGGGACTTCGATGCCATCGGTTTCGCCGTTGATCGTGAATCGGATGGCGACCGGGAAGTCGAGGAACATGTTGTAGCCGGTACCTGAGGCGTAGGTAGCGGTTACGGTCTGGTCGAGGGTGACCAGTTCGTTGCCATCGCTGACTGAGCGCGAGATGACGCCGAGGGTATCGTTCCAGAGGCACGAATCCCAGATCATGGAGTAGCGGCGGATGCAGAACTTCTTGGCCAACGCGAGGGTGTTCGCGTCGGTGAAGGAGAGCTTGTCGCAGGCCGCTTGGGCTACTTCAGAGGGTTTCATGCGAAGTACTCTTGGAGAACCATCGTGGAAGAGGTCGAGACCGTGTTATCGTTCACTGCATAATTGAGGAACAATTGCTGAGCACTCGTAGGCCCGTAGTTATGTAAGCGATACGTCACAGATGAAGCAGTGTTTGGACTATCAAGAAACTGGATAATCTTATTACTAATTGTAGTAACTTCACCGTCTTCATAAGAAGCACTGGATATTCCTTTAGTGTTTAATCCAGTCGATGTTCCTATTTCAGTTGAATTCCTTGTTAACCTAAACAGAACAAATTGCGAAGTGTTAACATTGCAAGAGTAGTTGATCGAGATCGTTACCAGTATCTTGGAAGACGTGCTTCTCGGGGTAATGGTAGTACTAAGTGTCGTGATCTCTTGTCCTGGAGCGGTTGCTGATCCGGAGTAAGTTTGTCTTGTGGTATCAACTGTCTGAACAGACTGAGGAGCGTTCGACGCATTGATTCCGAGCGCACTGGCTGCGATGGAGCGAAGTTTGCTGCCGTCATTCGCATCGGTGATCAGCACCTTGTCGTTGGCCAGATCAACCGTGACATTGGTCAGGTTAGGAAGCGTGACCTCGTTTGCATTGATCGTCAGGAGATCGGTTCCGAGGTTTCCGATCGTGGTGTTTCCGTTGACCGTAGCGTTGCCGGTGACGGTCAGGTTATTGGAGAGCGTAGCTGCACCGGTGACATCGAGCGTAGTCCCAACCGTAGCCGCTCCCGTGACACCGACTGAAGCGAGAGTGGTGGCTCCGGTGACTCCCAGCGTAGTTCCGACAGTAGCCGCGCCGGTCACACCAAGGCTTGCCAGCGTAGTCGCTCCAGTGACCCCTAGGGTCGTTCCAACCGTTGCCGCACCGGTGACACCTAAGCTGGCCAACGTAGAGGCTCCAGTGACCCCTAGAGTGGTCCCGATGGTAGCCGCTCCGCTGGTGGAGACACTTGAGAGCGAGGCGGCTCCGGTCACCGCGAGCGTGCTGGCGACGCTTGTGGCACCAGTGAGCGTGGAGGTACCGGTCACCGAGAGGTTGCCGGGGATCGCCAGATTGCCGCTGAGGCTCGTTGCGCCGGTTACGGTGAGCGTACCACCGACGACCGTGTTACCGCTTGCCGCGGCCACCGTGAGCTTGTTGGACCCGACGCTGAAGTCACCGCTGGTATTGACCGCGGTGGTCGATAGCTGGAGCGCGGAATCGATACCGCTGCCGTCTCCAACGGCTTTAAGGACCGTAGTCAGCGCGGAGTTGTCGGAGCTTTTTAGTAGGCCAGTGTATGTCGATGCGACGCTACTGCCTGTGAGTGGAGTTCCCATATCAGTTCTTCGGTAGTGCGTACCAACCGGCAGGCAGCGTCACCGTGGACGGCCCCACCAGCTTCTTGTTTGAATCGAATCCGTACACGCTGGCCCTGGTGGGCTTTGCCAGCATCACGGGATCACCGGAAGGGACCAGGACCACCTTGGTCATCTGGCAACCGAGGCAGTCCAGCAATGCGATCAGCCAGATCGTTCTTGAGAGCCTCGGGAGCTTTTCCATGTTGGATGTCGGTGGGTGGGGTCTCGCGGAGCCAATCGAGCAGGGCCTTCAGGATCTGGTAGATCCAGTTCACTCGGCCTTCTTCTCGGCGTCCTTGGCCCAGATGAGGCCGATGCCAGCGGTCACCTCGGCGATGGTCGTGGTGATGTCCAGATGGGTGGTCGGGTCACCGTCGAACAGGGCCTTCATAGCCCCGCCGATGGCAACGAGGATGGCACCGATGCCGGCCAGTGTGGTCTTGGTGTTTTTCATTTGGATCGGAATAAGCGATACGCACCGTAGATGGCGCACAGTAAGCCAATCACGGCGGTGATAAGTCGAACTATGTCGGTGAGCCAGGGGATAAACGAAACAGCGGTGGCCGCTGCTGCTCCTCCCATGGAGACAATCATCTGATTTGTGTCACCGCCGTGATTGGATGCGTCCATTTACGTGGGATTTGATTGGTTTTTCGCAGCTTCTTCTAGGATATCCACCAATGGGAGACCGACGCGCATATTGTTCACGTCGCCGGCCTTCATACCAATCACCAAGAGCTGGTGGAGCAGTTGGAGTTGTTGGAGTGTGAGTTCGATCTTGATCATGCGGCAGGAGCTTCGACAACGGTGGCCGGCTCCGCAACCAAAACCGGCACCTTCTGCTCAACGAGCGGCGGAACGATTTCAACCGGCGGCGATGAAGGCTGCGCCGCCCACGGCAGCGGAGGAGCAACCACCGGCGGGTTGATCTGGTCGTTGATCTGCTGCGTCACGTTCGCTTCGATGGCGGTCTTATCGACGCCATTGCTGAAGCACCAACCAAGCACCTGCTGCTCGGTCAGATCCTCGTAAGGCGTGAACGATCCACTCGGCGGAGCGAAGCTGGTCGATCCGTAGCAGGTGCCGCTGTACTGATCCTGCGAGCCGTTGCAACGCCAGTCGGCGGTGATGACGACATCGGTGAGCGAGCCTTCGGTCGGTTTGACCAACAGGCGTTCGATGATCCAAGAGATGTTCATATTAGGCGTTCTTCAGAGCGTTGACTTCAGCGGTGAGTTCCTTGATGGCGGCAACCAGCAGCGGGATGACTTCGGTGTAGCGAACAGTCAGCTTGTCCTCTTCACCACCAACCGCTTCAGGAAGAACCGATTGAACGTCCTGAGCAATCAGGAACGAGCGTCGGGTACCTTCGCTGTCGGTCTTGTACTTGCCGATAACCGAACGCAGCGAGCCAACCTTGGCGACAGCGTTTCCAATCGTTTCGATGATGTCCTTCTGGCGTTCATCCGAAATCGAAGCCCACGAAGTCGCGGTGTTGGTGAGTTCAACGCCACCGCTCGTTGCAACGACCTGAATCTTGACTGGGACAACACCGGAACTGACCGCACCAGTGACAAGAGCTTGAATCGTCGCGGTGTTGACGTAGTTGGTTCCATCGAAACCGCCAAACGCGACAAGACCGAGAGCGTCTCCGCTTTGAACAGCCGTTGAAGTACCACGAACCTTTTGTAGGTAGAGGTTTCCACCCCAGAAAGCGGACGCTTCGTTTTCACGAAGAATTAGCGCACCCTTAGAACCTGTTCCGAGATTAGCGATGCGGCTTGTAACAGCAGGGTTGTTTGATAACTGAAGCGCACTCGTCGTCCCCACCAACAGATTCCCGCTCGCATCGAGCGTCATCTTGGCTGTTGCGAAGTCAGTGATTGTGGCTCCAGCGGTGCCGGAAGCAGCAGTGTACCAAGCGTGAACATTTCCTGTAACGCTGTAAAGGCCAGCAGTCTGACTTGAATTGGCGTATTTGAATCCGCCGTTGTAATAAGCGTTGCTTGAAATGTACAGGTCGGCAGCACCACCGGCAGCGGTGTATGTAGCAATAGCATTACCAATTCGACCAAGCTCAAACGCTTTGAAGTTAGACTGCCACGCACTCGGCGTAACCCCCACCCCAAGTCCGGTGGCGTTGAGGGTCATCCGAGTGCCGCCTGCGCCGTCGAGGAAACCGAAAACACCAGCATTGCTGATTGTTAGCAGGTTGTTTGCTCCAGTGTTTTCTTTGAACGCAAAACCGTTCGATTGAGCAAAGAAGTTTACGATATTTCCGCTACTGCCAAACATTAACGATCCGTTCAGATATCCAGCCAACGCTCCACCATTGAACCGCGCAGCAGTAGAAACCGTCAGATCGCCGGTGATGGTGGCGGAGGCGAGCGTGGCGGTGCCGCCGGCTCCGAGGATCTGGTTCACGGTCACCTTCTTCGTGGTGCCGCTTGCCGCCATCGATGTGTCGGTAAGATCGACCATCGGGATGGGGAAGGTTGCTGGGATAATCGGATTAGCTCCGATCGCCGTCAGTGCTGTGATTTTCGTATCTGGCATATCAGTTAACTGTTAGAATGAATCTTCCGGGGCTCGACACCGACTCGGTCAGCGGCGCACTCACGCCGTCTTCCAAGAGGATAATGTCGTAGGTTCCCAAACTCAGAACTATCTTGCTCGTCCCATCCTCCAGAAGGACGAAGAACTCATCCTCCTGCAAAAGATCCCGGCGCAAGATCGGCGGATCGATCGGGGTGATATTCCCACCGGATCCGCTGGACGTT